TGCAGATGGCTTCATAGACTTTACCGAAAATAATCCTTTCGGCGACCCCTCGGATAATTACTAATGTTTGGTTCACACTTTTATCACGCAACAATGAGAAAATCCGTAGCGGTTTTCGGTACTATGTTTAATAACATCTCAGTAGTTCGACTAGATGGATCAGGTGGTATATTAAATCAGATTAAAGTACCTCTAGCTTATGGGCCGAAACAAAAATTCTTATCTAGAATAGATCAGGATACTATGGGTGATGCTAGTATGGCAATTAAATTACCCCGTATGTCCTTTGAGATCTCATCACTGTCAGTTGATAGTAATAAGAAAGAGAATAAAAGAAATACAATTACAGCAGATCTTTCTACAGATAATACCAAAAGACAAACTATTAATGCTCAAGTACCATACAATATAGGTATGCAATTAAGTATAATGACGAAGAACCAAGATGATGGGCTTCAAATATTAGAACAAATACTACCTTATTTTCAACCAGATTATACTGTAACTATTAAACCGATTGATGGTTGGACTAATTTTAAACAAGATGTTCCTATTATATTAAACGATGTAAGTATAGATGATCAATATGATGGTGATTATGTTAGTCGAAGAGTATTAACTTATACCATTAACTTTACTATGAAAATGACTTTTTATTCTGGAGCTGGTTCATCTAAGGTTATTAAAAATGTGGATATTGATTGGTTAAATAAATCTAATAATATGTTCTTAGAGGGACAAAACTTTGCAGTTAATCCTACAACAGCAACAGAAGATGATACATTGGTTACAGGAAGTCCTGGATCTGATCAATATGCGATTACCTCAACAATAGATTATTTAAACGTACCATCAACTATGACACTAACACTCTCTAGTGTAAGTGGAACATTCGTAGTAAATGAAATAGTAACTGGTGGAACATCAGGAACTACAGCAAAAGTAACCAGCATAAGTGGAACTACAATGGCAATTGCAGATCCAACTGGATATTTTTATCAAAGTGAAACATTGACCGGGGGAACCAGTACAGCTACAGCAACAATAAATCAAGCTGTATAAATAGTATATTATGACCGATAAAAAAGATGCAATTGCTGAAAGGCTTGAAAAGAACCTACCCGGAACCAAAAAACCCGATTATATCGCTAAGAAAGATATAAAAGATGATTATGAATTCTCGCGAGATACTTATAAAGAACTTATAGCGGTTGGAACCCAATCCATGGATTCCTTAGCCGAGCTCGCCCGCGAGAGTGAGCACCCGCGCGCTTTCGAGGTATTATCCAATCATTTAAAATCCATTTCAGATATTACTGAGAAGCTAATGAAGCTTCAGAAAAGTAAAAAAGAATTAACTGATGATGATGTGAAGAAAGAAATAACAAATAATAACGTATTCGTAGGGAGTACAACAGAACTACAAAGATTGTTATTAAATAAAGATGATGTAATAGATGCCGAACCTGAGGATTAAAAATAACGAATTCGGATATCTTGGTAACCCAAGTGTCAAACGAGATGGGGTTGTTAGTGATTTTAATGCCGAGGAAGTTATAGAATATCAAAAGTGTATGCAGGATCCTATATACTTTGCATGTACCTATATTAAGATTATTTCTTTAGATGAAGGATTAGTACCATTTGATTTATATCCCTATCAAGAGGAGATGTTTAAATCATTTAATACAAATAGATTTTCTATAGTATTAGCATGTAGACAAAGTGGTAAATCTATCAGCTCTGTCGTATACCTTTTATGGTTTGCGTGTTTCCACCCAGAAAAAACAATAGCTATACTCGCGAACAAAGGCGCGGTCGCCCGCGAGATGCTCGCGCGTATCACGCTCGCGCTCGAGAACTTGCCTTTCTTTTTACAACCAGGGTGCAAAGCTTTAAATAAAGGCTCAATAGAGTTTAGTAATAATAGTAAGATAATAGCTTCAGCTACTTCAGGTAGTTCTATAAGGGGTTTATCTATTAACCTATTATTTCTCGATGAGTTTGCCTTTGTAGAAAATGATGCACAGTTTTATACCTCAACCTATCCAGTAGTGTCAGCAGGTAAAGATACCCAAATTATAGTTTGCTCTACAGCTAATGGTGTTGGTAATGTATACCATAAGCTCTGGGAAGGAGCTACAAATGGAACAAATGAATTCAAACCCTTTAGAGTAGATTGGTGGGATGTCCCAGGTCGAGATAAAAAATGGAAAAATGAAACTGTAGCGAATACTTCGGAATTACAATTTGAACAAGAATTTGGTAATACATTTCACGGTAGAGGAAATACATTAATAAGCGCTAATCATCTATTAGCACAAAAGTCTGTCGATCCTATTCACTATAAAGAGAATGTTTATATATATGCTGAGCCAATAGAAAATCATGATTATTTAATGACGGTGGATGTAGCTAAGGGTAGAGGACAAGATTATTCTACTTTTACTTTAATAGATGTATCAACTAATCCTTTTGAACAAGTAGCAGTATTTAGAGATAATAATATTTCTCCTATGCTATTACCCGATATAATCTATAAGTATGCTAACCTTTATAATGAAGCTTATGTGATAATAGAATCAAATGATGCTGGTATAGTGGTATGTAATGGATTATATTATGACCTAGAATATGAAAATATGTTTGTAGAATCAGCTATTAAAGCTAATGCTATTGGTGTAATGATGACTAAACGGGTAAAAAGAATAGGTTGTTCTACTATAAAAGACCTAATAGAACAGAATAAATTAATAATAAGGGATGCTAATACTATTATAGAACTAGCAACCTTTGTATCTATGGGTAAATCCTTTGCGGCTAAAGCACCAAATCATGATGATTTAATGATGAATTTAGTCCTATTTGGATGGTTTACCACAACAGATATATTCCAATCTATCTCCGATATTGATATGAAAAACTTATTATATCATGAGCAATTAAAAGCAATTCAAGATGATATGTTACCCTTTGGCCTAATAGATGATGGCCAAAATAAAGATAAAGGTGAGGGTGATGGAGAAGGTAATGTGTGGTTTGAGGAAGATACCAAGACCACAGGATTATTTTAATCATAAATAAACATGAATGAAAATAACCATATTATGAATCATATTAAAATATTAACTTATAAACAAACCTTTTTGAGAGGATAAAGCGATGGCATTTCAAGTATCACCAGGCGTTCAAGTCAAGGAAATTGACGCGACTGCCGTAGTACCTGCCGTTTCTACCAGTATTGGTGGATTCGCTGGGTCATTTAACTGGGGTCCAACTAACGAAGTTGTTAGCATTAGTTCTGAACAGAATTTAGCTGATACTTTTGGTAGTCCGGATGACAGTACATTCAAATACTTTCTAACCGCAGCGTCATTTTTAAAATATGGCAACGCATTGAAAGCGGTTCGTGTTACCAGTGGGCATTTAAATGCTACAGCTGATGGCAACGGGCTTTTGATAAAAAATGATACCCATTACGTTGATCAAAATTATAACACTGGCGGCGGATCCGTTGGTCATTGGGGTGCTAAGCATCCTGGTACCAAAGGAAATAGTCTTAAGGTAGCTATAGTTACAGAAGGAGTTAGTTCATGGGCTACAATTACATATCACGGTACTAATAAGTACTCTGATTTGTTTGATGCAGTTCCAGGTAGCTCAACTTATGCTTCTGATCTAGGTAAGGGATCGATCGGTGACGAGCTTCATGTGGTTGTGATAGATGAGGATGGTGTATTTAGTGGTACCGCAGGTACTGTTTTAGAAACATTCGCATTTGCTTCACAAGCAGCTGATGCTAAAAAATCCGATGGAACTTCAAACTACTACGTAAATGTAGTAAATACAGGTTCCGAATACGTGCGATGGATGGATCATCCAACCGCATTAACTAACGCCGGAGGAAATCTCACTGCGCTATCAACTATAGCTGGTTCAACGACCGCTATTGCAGATAGCTTGGCAGGTGGAACGGATGATAATACACCAACTACTGGTGAAATCGAAGTAGGTTACGACCTTCTTGCAGATTCAGAAACAGTAGATGTTGGACTATTATTTGCATATCCAGATGCTAACGGTGCAGAAACAATTGCAGAAAAATTAATTACCGTGGCTAACGCCCGTAAAGATTGTATGGCTTTTGTATCACCTCCAATTGCAGACACACAAGGTGCTGCTGCCCCCGTAACCGATGTTATGGCATTTGCAAATGGACTAAGTTCTAGTTCATATGCTTCATGCGATTCGTCCGCAGTATATGTCTACGACAAGTATAATGATACTTATCGTTGGATAGGCGCAGCTGGACACGTAGCAGGCGTTTGCGCAAGCACAGACAGAGTTGCTGATGCATGGTTTTCACCAGCCGGTGTTAACCGTGGACAACTATTCGGAGTTACTAAACTTGCATGGAACCCAGTCAAGGCTGACAGGGATACATTGTACAAGGGTAGAGTAAATCCACTAGTTTCATTACCCGGTCAAGGGACAATTCTATATGGGGATAAAACCTTATTGAGCAAACCTTCTGCATTCGATCGTATTAACGTACGTCGATTATTCATAGTCTTAGAAAAAGCAATATCAACTGCTGCGAAAGCACAGTTATTCGAATTTAATGATGAGTTCACAAGAGCTCAATTCAAAAATTTGGTAGAGCCATTTTTAAGAGATGTGAAGGGACGTAGAGGACTGAGTGATTTCTCAGTAATTTGCGATACTACTAACAATACGAGTCAAGTAATTGATACTAATAATTTCGTAGCTGACATATACGTCAAGCCTGCTAGATCTATTAACTTTATTACTTTAAACTTTGTAGCAACAAGAACTGGCGTAGAATTTACAGAAATCGCCGGATCTTCAAGTTAAGGGAGGACTGAGACATGGCAATATTAGGCATAGACGATTTTAAATCAAAACTAGCTGGCGGTGGAGCGAGACCTTCTTTATTCAAGGCTACTGTTAATTTTCCAACATATGTTACTTCAGCTAACGTTGAGCTAACATCTTTCTTATGCAAACAAGCATCTATTCCTGGTTCAACAATCGGAACATTTGATGTTGGTTTTAGAGGAAGGAAACTTAAAATGGCTGGCGACAGAACATTTGAGAATCTTTCTTTAACTATCATCAATGATGCAGAATTTGATGTAAGGAAATCATTCGAAGAATGGATGAATGGAATTAATGGTCACCAAGAGAATACTGGTTTAGTAGACTTAAATGATTTTTCTGTTGATGTAGTTGTTGAACAATTACGAAAAGATGGATCGGTATCTAAGAAATATGATTTTAGAGGTTGCTTCCCTATTTCAGTAGCAGCAATTGACCTTAATTATGATTCAGCAGATTCTATTGAAGAATTTACAGTTGAATTAGCGGTTCAGTATTGGGAATCAGACACTACTTCGTAGGTAGTATAAATATATTTGACGAGGGGGATTTATTCCCCTCTGATGATATGAGGAAATAAATTATGGCAGAATTTTTTGGATTTGAAATAAATCGAAAAGGTAAAGGAACCCCTAGACCATCATTCGTACCTGACACAGAGTCAGATGGCGCTGGTGTTATACAATCCGGTGGACATTTTGGAGTTTACTTAGATGTAGATGGCGATAACCAAAAGAATGAAGTAGATCTTATTATGAAATATAGGGATGTATCTTCCCAACCAGAATGTGACGCAGCTATCGAAGATATAGTTAACGAAACTATTATAGGAGATCATGATGAATCTCCTGTTAATATTGTGTTGGACGCTTTAGAAGTATCTGACCAAATCAAAGATGCAATTAAGGTCGAGTTTGATCACATACTTAGGTTAGTTAGTTTTAATCAGTACGCACATGATATATTCAGAAAGTGGTACGTTGATGGAAGATTACCTTACCATGTGATTATAGATGAAGGATCACCTGCAAAAGGAATTAAAGAATTAAGATATATTGACCCTGTTAAATTACGGAAGGTCAAAGAGATTGAAGAGAAAGAAGATCCTAGAACTGGTGCAAAGATCATCACCAAGCAAGAAGAATATTTTATTTTTCAAGATAATGCTATGGAGAAACATAATCAGGGAGTTAAGATTCACCCTGATTCTATAATATATTGTACATCAGGTCAATTAGATCCTGGTCGATCAAGAATATTATCTTATATACACAAAGCAATTAAACCTGTTAACCAACTAAGAATGATGGAAGATTCTTTGGTTATCTACAGAATAAGTAGAGCACCAGAACGTAGAATATTCTATATTGATGTTGGTAACTTACCTAAGGGTAAAGCTGAGGAATACCTCAAGAACATTATGAACCAATATAGAAATAAATTGGTCTATGATGCTA